AAAAAACACGCGCAATTCATCATTCCAAAATGATTCTTGACGCAATGCTGTAGCACGCAATAAAACCCAACGGGGATCTTGACATTCACCAGCGTACAATAAACTACACAAAGTTTTATTGTAATCAGGAACCGGCATCCAGTGATCATAGTATTTTTTAAAACTTTGTCCCAGAAACACTAACTTATCAAGTGATTGTGGTGTCCAGACATCGTTTTCCGCCGTTACTTTTACATCCAATGTGGCTAATACATTCTTTATGTTGATAGCATTAAACCAATCAACAACTTCATCTGAACATGTAAATGTATTATCATCACCATAGAGAGCAGCCTCTACATTAGCCATAAATGACTCATAGGTTCGCATATCATCTGGACACAAAAGTATCCACACATACGCCAACAACCTAAACAAATGCAGTGTATTGTCAACAACTGTATTACCAGAACCACTAGGATTCCCCGTACTCTTCTGTACAACATCACCATTAGTCAACACCATAACAGAATGTATAATAGATTTATACAAATTACGCATACGTGTTGCATCTTCACCAGAATAATTGCCACATGTAATACGAAACTCACATATCTCCCACATAGAGCGCTCAAATAGAGACGCATCATATGCACTAATATCAAGGGCGAAACCATTCGGGTGCCTTTCTAGCCGTTTACCCAATACACTCCACCCAAGATTATATTTACTCATCCCAACAGCTGACCAAACTGAATTATTAGCACCAGCTTGGTAAAACCTATTGTTCATATCAAGATTTAACATGTTCGATAACATAGTTAAATCCATTGGGGATGCACAAAATGTCCGCAATTTGTTCAAAATTGCCTTATCATGCGGACGCATTTCTGCTTTTACACTACTAGTCCAGAAAAAATCATAATCTGGTTCATAGTTCACCTTAGCTATACGTTGATTCATTTCTTCAATATAGCTAGTAAATTTTGGTATTTTCTCTATCAACTGACGCTTGTTACTTGCCGCCAAAGACCATGGGTATCCAGGAGAAGTATTCATGTCCATATCAGACAACACCATTCCCTGAGATAATTTACCAGAACCCTGCATACACTCAAAGTGTCTCTGCATCCATTGACCACTTAAAGTCCAAGCAGCCTCATTCACTGTTGGTTGCGCTCTATCATATTTAGCCACTGATGGTAACTCAGCAGCTTTATTAGCATTACAATAAGCATAAGTATGGTCAATCTTTGTATTATTTTTTTCCATGAAATTCCCAACAATTTCACTCTTCATTGCGCTTTCTTTATAGTCAACTCGTCTCTTGACTTTACCTAGGAAATTGAATGATCCTAGATTTAACGAAGTTTTTGTTTCGTGGCTCACTGTTTC